AGGAGTACCTTCTGATAATTCAGGATGGAATGTAACTTACGATAACGGTAATTATAGACAAGGTAATGGAGATTATTATTATTTAGTACCTAGTGCTGCTATAACACAAGGTATTGATATTATTGTAGATTCTAATATTGTAATATATAATCCTTCATATAATTCTATGACGGTGCAAGTTACTCTAAAACGATTCAGAGGTGGTGGTGAAACAAATTTACAAGTTCAAACTATTACTTTTGGAACAGGTGAAACTAAAATAGTACCATTTTATGTTACTTTAAAACCTCAAATAGATATTTTAACTAATGATCAACTTTATATTACTATTAGACGAACTACTTCACTTGCACCTGGAAATAGTGATGGTTATGTATTATTTAATGGTACTTATTTTAACATTCAACAAAACCCTTTACCAAACCCTTTACCCTCAGCCTCTGTTGCTACTGGTTCTGTTTGGAATTATCCAACATCTTCAACTTATAATCAAGCATCCTCAAGCAATGCTGGAATAATTTTTATGCCTTTAACATCATCTATATTAAATGTTTATTACGATGTTGAAGGAGTTAGACAACAAGATATTACAGGATCTGGATTTAATCCTATAGATACAGATTGGTCTGTACAAATAGGAGATGAATTTAGATTTGAAGGAAGAGAAGATAGAACATTCATGGTTAATAAAGTATTTCCACCAACTTTATCATCTCCTGAAAGAATTTCAAATACAGGTTCTTTAGAAGTTCATTTGGATAGCTCTATTCCTTCAGCATCAATTAATTTAGATCATTTTTTAATTAGAAGATATACTGATGATGCTAGCTTTATTTCTTTTGAAGGATTTAAACCATCTAACTCAACAGGACCATATATTATAAAACCTGAATTTGTAGTTCCTGAATTAGATAAAGATATAGATTCATTTATTTTAGATCTAACGCAGAAAGGCTTGATAACATAATATTTATTACATATAATACGACAATAATTAAACACAATGGGATATTTAAATAACCAAGTCGTTACAGTCGACGCAATTTTAACAAACAAAGGTAGAGAGCTTTTAGCAAAAAATGATGGTTCATTTCGAATCACACAATTTGCTTTAGCAGATGATGAAATCGACTATACACTTTATAATCCAACTCATCCATCTGGATCTTCATTTTATGGTGAAGCTATTGATAATATGCCTTTATTGGAAGCGTTTCCAATTGAGACTCAAATTATGAAATATAAGTTAGCTACTTTACCTCGTGGAACAGCTAAATTACCAGTTCTAGATTTAGGATACTCAGCAATTTCATTACAACAAGGTGCTTCATTAGCAGTTACTCCTCAAACATTAAATTTCTTAGGAAATAATCAAACATACGAAACTAGCGGATATGCTGCTACTATTTCTGATGTTCGTTTAATGAGTACATTTACTGGTATTGGTATTAACACACCAGCAGCAACCTCAGCTAACTCAACAACAACTTTAGGAACTAATGTATCTACTACAGTAATTGGATCTCAAATTAATTTAAGAGCAACAACAGTAAATACATTATTCGGTACAAACACTCAATTATCAGCAACATTAACTGTTGTAGGTTTAGATAGTGGAGCTCGTTTAACTATTCCAATTACAATAAATAAAACCAACTAAAATATAACTAATGGCATTTAAAAGATTCGATCCTGAAGATTTCGTAGTAAGTAGTGATTCAATTACTTCTACAATGTGGTCAACTGGGGCTCCAACATTAACAACATTTTTTACTTCATCAATTCAAGCTGCTGGATCCTCTGGAAATTACTATTTAAGTGTATTTCAAACTGCCTCTAATTTAGATACAGCTCAAGTACAATTTGATATTGTGTATTGTGATGCTTTAGGAAGTGGAAGTGAATGGTTCAATTCAGCTGTACCAGGAAATTCATATTCAAAAACAATGTATGGTCAATACCGTTCAATGATTTTAGAAGATGAAAATGCAAATTTTACCTTTGGAGTTGGTACTAACACAGTAACTGGATCATATTTTTGGGCACTTTCCATGGAAAGAGCAAGATACAAACAATCTTTATTCCCTGGATCATTAAACTTAAAACTATCAGGTTCAGGTGGAATTATTAATTTAACAGATGATTCATTAGATAATCCTGTAAGTGTATTTATTGGTTCAACAAGAGTATACCAATTAATTTCTGGTTCTAATGGTACAGCTGGTTCACTTGCAAATAGTGGATATGTAGCTGGATCAGGTTCATATGGTTTAGTATTTCCTGATTTAGGAACAATTTTATTAAACCCATTAGCTATTTCTCAATCAATTAGAGTTGCTCCTATACGCCAAAGTAATACTGATAATTTTAATACAGCTAGATTATATACTTCAATTAGTGGTGCTGGTTCATTTGGATTAAATTCTGAAGAAACAATTACTTCTGATTATGTATTTGTTAGAGCAAGAAACAGTGAATTTAACTACTCAGAGAACCCATCATTTATTTCAGGTTCAACAGGTGAAGTAATTTATGACAATTTTATTAATAATCCTCAAGTTTATATTACAACTATAGGAATGTATAATGATAGTAATAATTTATTAGCAGTTGCTAAACTATCAAGACCATTATTAAAAGATTTTACAAAAGAAGCTTTAGTTAGAGTAAAACTTGATTTTTAAGATGAATGAGTATTTACAAACCATTTCTAACCACAGACGTAGTAGTATCTCCGTTTAACGTAAATAAACAATTTAGTTTTATCGGAGCCGCTAATCTTACCGGCTCCGGTGGAATTGATAGATATATTGGAAAAAATGTAACTGCATCTTTATGGACCTCAGGTTCATACCCTACAGGACAAATTTCTATCCAAGATCAAATTTTAGTATATAGATCTGTAAAAGAATTATATTACTCAAATTATCTTTTAGATGATGATGGTTCTCCAGCAGGAACAGCTTCATTTAATACTGATGGAACTATAACAGGTCCGGCTTATACTCCAAATTATTACAACTATCTTTCAACAACATTACCTGCCAATAGATATTTTCCTACTGGTTCAGATGATATAGTTGGTGTCATTACTATTCCTTCAAACATGTTTGGTGAATATGTTAAACCAGGAAGTTTAACTTTATCTGACGGTATATATAATTTACATGATGATGGTAATGGAAATGTAATTACAGGAAGTTTAAAAGTAGGAGATATAATCTATGAACATGGTATGATCATCCTAACAAATGATGGTATACCAGGACAAGATGGATATGGATTTGTTACTTATGAAGGAGGATCTTATGGTGTGGGGGATGTATCATTTATTAATGATTTTATTACAACACCAAATATCACCTGTTCTTTTGAAAGTACAGTTACAATATATGAAACACAATATAAATGTACTATCAGACAAAATGAATTTAATTTCTCCCAAAACCCCTCATTAATTTCAGGAAGTTCAAATAGTGGAATAATCTCTAGTTTTGCAACCGGTTCTTATTTTGATCCATATGTTACAACAGTTGGATTATATGACAATGCTTATAATTTATTAGCTGTAGCAAAACTTGCTCAACCTCTCCCTTTATCATCCGTCACAGACACAAGTATATTAATAAATTTAGATTTATAAATTCATGTCAAATTGGTTATACGAAAATAAAGAAATAAATACAATTAAAGATTTTCCTGAAGGGACATTTGGATTCATCTATAAAGTTACGTATATTCCTGAAAATATAACTTATATAGGTAAAAAGTCTTTATATCATAACACAAATAAAAAGTTAGGTAAAAAAGAATTAGAAGCTTTACCAATTACAAGAGGTAGAAAATCAACTACCAAACTAGTAACCAAAGAATCTGATTGGAAGACATATTATGGTTCAGCTAAACCTATTTTAAGTTTACTTAAAGAAAAAAAACATGATGAATTTAGTCGCGAAATTTTACAATTTGTTAGTAGTAAAAAATTACTCACTTATTATGAATGTAAGTACTTATTTGAACACGGAGTTCTCGAACATCCTTCTCTTTATTTCAACGATAACATTTTAGGCAAATTCTTCACAAGAGACTTTGCTCCCCAAGACTAGGTTCATATCTTGAACCCTATGGTAAATGAATTATTAGTTAATTTAGTAAATGGTGTTTTAGGAACCGGAAAACGTACCGCAAGAGGTAATCAATCCTATTCTTGCCCGTTTTGCCACCATCATAAACCCAAATTAGAAGTTAATTTTACTGAAAATAAAGAAGGAATCAATCAATGGGCTTGTTGGGCTTGTGGTAAGAAAGGTAAAACCATAAGAAGTTTATTTAAACAAGTACAAGTTGATGCTGGTTATTTCCAAGAATTAAGTAAATTAGTTAAAAATGTTTCTCGTGATGATATAGGTGAAATAAAACATTCTATACTTGAATTACCTAAAGAATTTAAAACATTTTTTAACAATAAAGATATTATAGCAAAACATGCTTTTGCTTATCTTAAAAATAGAGATATTACCAAACAAGATATCCTTAAATATAATATAGGATACTGTGATTCAGGTCAATATGCTAAAATGATAGTTATACCCTCATACGATGCTAACGGTAAATTAAATTATTACACCGCGAGATCATTCGAGAAAGATCCTTACACCAAATACCGCAACCCTGAAACG